TTTGATAACTTTACGTTCATCATAGTACTCACGAATGATAGAGGGGATGACACCTGTACGGTCTTTCTTGAATCGAACTCCACTAGGTGCAGTTGCAAAATCTTCTTTGCGGGTCACCTCGGTCTGTTTGTATAACATGCGACCAACGTCAGTATCAACCAAACCATCGGTGACGGTTTCGGGGGACATGTTGTATTGTACAAGGATGTTAGGATATAGAGAGTTCAAGTCAAAGGAAGTCACCCAGTCATGTGAACCTACTTGGGGTTCTTTCACATAACCACCCGCATATTCACCCTTGGGTTTCTCGACTTTCTGTGGGATTGCAATCTTACGTTTGTTCAACATACGATAGATGATTGCATCCCAAATCGCAGTAGTACCCATGACATCATTATAGTTAACACCACCACGATATGCCATAGTCAATGCAAGGTCAATCAGACCTAGGTTTTCATCTAACTTTGCAACCAACTCAACGTCTTTGATATTGTAGTCAATAAACTTTTGGTGGTCATTCTTGTAGAGTGTGTGTAGGTTACCGTGTTCTTCATACGAGAGTTTACGTTCACCGAGTATCACGTGTGCGATATGGTCAAGTCGATAACTCTCTTGTTGACCTAGGGTGTTGTAAGTAAACTTCTTGAACAGGTCATAGTAATCTAGAGATGCGATACCCATAATGTCATAAGTATTTGAATCAGGGATAAAGACATTACCACGCACAACTTTGGGGGTGACCTTTCCCCACGGGGATAGTCTTGAAACCTCTTCTTCTCCGAAACATTTACGGATACGGTTCACGAGGTAAGGGATATCAAAGTTCTTAGTATTCCAACCCGTGACGATATCAGGGTCAAGAGACGTGTGCCAGTACTCAACAAACTTATGTAATAGTGCAGTTTCACTTTCACATTTTACATAGATTACATTTTCGGGGGACTCATATTCACCAAGACTAAACACAATGTATTTGTCACTGCGGGTAGACTTTAGTGCAATAGAGATTACAGGATAGTTTGCTTTGTCGGGTTCAGGGAATCCATCATCGGACTGCACCTCAATATCAATAGTCACGATGTTCATGACCTCACGATTATAAGAGATTGTGTCAGGATACTTTTGTGCAATGAACTGATAGATGTAATTATTCATACCGAACACTTCCATGTTCTGTACGTTCTCATACCGTTTCGTGAAGTCAGTCGCATCACGCATAGTATCAAACTCTAGGGAATCAACTGACTGCCCTTGTAGATTTTTCCACGAACCCTTCTCACTTCGGACGAATAGTGTGGGTTTGAATGGTATCTTTTTATGAACCCTCTCAGTCCCGTTGTATCCTCGGTATAGTAGGTTGTTACCAAAACGCTCGACAGTAGTGTAGAAATCCATATTATATTCCTTTTTTCATTTGTACCCATTATATACTACCCCGCAGACAATGTCAAGGAATAACTTTAAAAGCTTTAGTTCTTTTCCAAGGATTTTCTATGAATATTTCATCATAGTTGTGGTGGTTCTGTGTGACCTTTAGTGACTTACTTACCACTTGGGTCGAAGGCATTCTGAACTCAGGATGGGGGTCATTTGAGTCTTCGGGTCTGAAGTTATATGTCTTGAACATATCTTGTGAAGTTTTACCAAACCCTATGTGTTCCATGTCTTTATAATGGGTCATGTAGGTAAAGTGTTTATTCAGATAATTTCTCTTCGCAAGATAGTTATCTGCATACGTCTTAAACATTCTCTCTGCAACACCATAAGGGCCGCAGTTGATTGGTAATTGATGTTCGGTAAGTAATTCCCAACACCAGTTTGCAGTATGCTTGTTATAAGAATAACATGACATGAAGAGTCCTAGGTTTGCATAACATAAATCATGTTGTTGCATTCTATCAATACACTTCTCAAACATACCCAAGTCTGTTAGATATGCGTCATGTTCTAAGATAAGGAAACGTTCATCTGTCTCACCTTGTTGTTTCATTAACAACCAATGAGAGATATTTCCACTACGTTCAGTAGGTGTTATAGTTCCTTCACCCTTCTTTTCCATTTCAACTAGGGTCTTATCCCAATTGAAATCGTCCTCATATTGCCATAAGGTAAATGGTGTTACACATTGAACAGGGATTATTTCTGAAATTATACCCGCTTCAATTGCGGGTGCAAAGGATTCCTGAGAGATACGACTGTACTCTACAGAAACTTTACTATTGAAATCTACTATTTGGTATGCTATCATAATAATATGTAGGGGGAAATTAATCCCCCCACACCTAGTTTTTAGATGTTTTATGCAAGTGGTTGAGTGAGTGGATGTAACGCAATCGCCATAAGTGCGATGGTTCCTCCAATAACTGCAACACAGTATAACGCATCTATACGTTCCACAATGTACTGTTTCATTTCTTCCTCGTTTAAATTAAGTAATTTTAATTTGTCGAGGACGCTTCTCTTCGGGGATTTCTAACTTCAATACTATTGCAAGAATACCGTCCTTGAGAGTTGCTCCGTTTACTTGGACATACTCGGATAGACGGAAGGTGCGTTTAAACTTCTTGGTACTAATACCACGATGTATAACTTCTCTTCCATTACTTTTATGTTCCCCCGCAATCATAACAGAACGTTCCTTCTGTTCGACTGTGACTTCTCCTTTACCGAATCCAGCGACTGCAACTTCAATCATGAACGTATCATCCGTAACCTTCACAATATTGTGAGGTGGATAATGGTCGTGTGCGTGAATAGTTGCGTGTTCAAGTTCACTGAACAAGTGGTCAAACCCAATAAAAGATGCACGTGGGAATAGCGTGTTGCCTATTTTTGTCATATCATTTCTCCTATGATTATAGCAAGATTAATGTAACCCGATTATTCGGCATTACTATACTATATATAAGTATTATATTTTAAAAGTCAACCCCTATAGTAAAAAAAAGGACTTTATTTTAACAAACTGGTAAATAACATGGCGAAAAACGCATTTAAATCTACACACGAACCTACGAAGAAAGGTACTTCTATTGGTCGTAGTCCCAAATCAATGGCGACTATGAACAAGTCTAAAAAGAGAAGTTTCAAGAAGTATAGAGGACAGGGTTAAATATACTCTGCGGGGTCAAAGTCCCCTTCTACACCAAATGAAAACGTCACCCTCGAAACTGTCGGTTCGAGTTTATGCCATGTGCCTCTAGGAATCCAAACAAAGTTTCCTGCTTGCATGGTCATGACCGTATCGTCATTAGAGGGTTCTTCGGCATCACCGATTGTTATTTTGCATTCGTTTATGACTTGTATTAAGAACACGTCCATTGAATCTTTGTGTCTCGGATATGAACCTGAGTATTGACCAAACCCACAGAATGCAATGTTTGTGATTTGTTGTGGCCCTTTCTCATACTCGTCTTTATGCAACTTATCTTTATGATTGTCGATAAAGAACTTCTGCATATCTTTTACAACACCCTTTGCGAACAGGGGTGCAGAACCTCTTTGATGGAATGCGTTAAGACCTAATCTCTGTTTCTCTCGGTTCCAATCATAGTCTTCTCTACGGTGAGTGTCCACCATATCCATGACTTGAGTCCAACTCCAGTCGTTTAAACTAGGGTCGTCTAGTCTTCCCCGAATGATTTTCTTATTACGAATACGGTCTTCGTTATTCTCGAAGACACTCAATACAGTCATTTACTTATTCCCGATACTATACTTCGGACAAAGTTCCCATTCTTCTTTTTCTTTAAATCCGATAATTTTGATTGTTCGTAGAGGAGCACATTCAACTGCAACTTCTTTATTCTGAATGTCTACAAGACCCCAGTCTGCAAGAAGTGTTGCAATCGTATTACGTCTTTGAACATCGGTATCTTCTAGATTAGCTTTCTTACCATCCAACATAAAGAGTTCTTTGAAATGCACAATGAAGTATCTACCTTGTTTATGCAAGATATGACACGATTGAAACAGTTTCTTTTCTTTACGGGATGCGACACCAATTCGGGTCAACGTCTCACGAACTTTGAGAAAGTCATCGGGTTCCGATAGACTGATTTCTAACATAGTCGCTGGAGACCATGTTGTTATTAAATTATTTTCTTCCACCTTTATTCACCTTATTTCTTAATGTTATTATATGTGACGGTGTAAGAAGAGGAAGAACTTGTCTTGCCTTTTCGTTGCTATATCCATAGTATTCTTTCACCACGTCAACATCATTCTGTACTTCGGGTTTCACCCACTTTGAGAAACGTTTTCGTTTCCTAACTATATTTATAAGAAATGAATATTGTAGACGTGAGTCTAGGTGGTGGTATCGGTTCATCTCATTTGCAATACCCACGGTATCACTAAAGTAAGATAGAGAACGGTTTACCATGAAAGAGTTATAGGACTTCTCATCTTCAGGAGATTCCATTATATCTTTCTTGGTATAATTTACACTGTTTACATAATCAAAGGGGTTCATATTATACCTTCATCTTTTCAACGATTATACCACACTTACGAAGGAATGTCAACCCATCATTTGAGCGATACTCTTCTTTATAAAACACACTCTTTATTCCTGATTGGTATATCAACTTAGAACAATCAAAACAGGGTGCGTGTGTGGTGTATAGACTGGCATCTTCTGCACTCTCAGGGGAACGTGCCATCTTTGCGATTGCGTTTGTTTCTGCATGGAGTACTTCGGGTTTGGTCTTTAGTTGATATTTTGCTTCACTTGACCTATTACCGTAATCATACAGAACTCTATCTTCACACTTATTATCCCATCCACTTGGCATACCATTATACCCAACAGACACGATGCGATTGTCTTTTACAATCACACAACCAACTTGAAGTCTTTTCGCAGAAGATAATTGTGCGAAACTTCCGGCGGTTGTCATATATGCCTTATCCCATTTATTGGTCATAGTCATCAAACATATCTGTTTGGACAGGTCTATAAGAACCATCCGCTTGTCTAATTAGAGTTTCGGGTATGTGGATATGTTCTGCATCTGTCATACATATATTCATTACTTCAGCAATAACCTTTAGGGGTACTACACATCCATTGTCGTCTAACACTGTTTTTATTCTTTGAAAAGTTGTCATAGTCCTATTAATCCCCATCCGTGATTTTGTATTGCATTTAAAATAATGAACCAACATGTTAACATATGGGTCACCCACCAAATTGTACGGATGACTGCAATACCATCCGCTTGTCCGTCTTCACCTACCTTTTCACCTAGGGACTTTGCCCATAGTCTCCAGTATTTATTAACCATCATTTGAAATCCACATTTGCCATACATTCAGTAAGACATGCAACAAGATTAAGTTCATGGTCTGCAACAAAAGCATTCTTATGTTGATAGTCCGCAAGTATTAATACCAGTTGGGGGATTGATTGTGGTTGAACCTTACCGTCCATAGTATCATAGATACCACGGAAAACTGCAGCGGGTTCCACGTCCATATTGTTTACTACCCAACCTCTCATCTTTTTGAAGTCCTGTGACTTGAGATGTTTGTATAGGTCTGAGTATTGGTCATTGTCTTTCACCAGTACACTACTGTTGATAGTACCACCAATTGAACCTCGTTGTGCCTCATTTAGTATACGTCTCCAGTCGGGTGCATACTTACTTATAAGACCCGCAAGGACTTCGTTATTGTATTCAACACCTTCACCCTCTAGGATGATTTGCATTCTCTTCATGAACTGACCACATAGTTCTACCATACCTTTCTTGGTAGTATTGAACTCATAGACACCACAACGAGAGTGTAGTGGTTCGATGATACGGTTCTTGAAGTTACATGTGAGAATGAATCGACAGTTCTGAGAGAACTCTTCGATGAAACCACGCAATGCGGGTTGTGTCGATTGAGGATTAAGGTAGTCCGCTTCGTCAAGGATTACCACCTTGTAACCGCCAGAAAGGGAGACGGACGAAGCGAACTGTTTGATTTTACCACGTAGAGTATCGATGTTCCCTTCTTCGGAACCATTGATAACAATGTAGTCAAGTTCTAGTTCATCACAAATTGCACGTGCGATAGTAGTTTTACCTGTACCCGCAGTACCCGTGAATAACATGTTTGGTATTTCACCTGAGTCTACAATCTTTTGGAATGTATCTTTTAGGTCTTTAGAAAGTACGGTTGATGTGATTTGTCGTGGTCGATATTTCTCAACCCATAGGAAGTCTTTAGACATAGTGTCTCCATAATAAAGTGTTTCTATTAATATACATTGTACATTATATGAAACGTTTTGTCAAGTAAAATGTGGTGGTTTTTAGGATAACCACCAACCTTATTAACAGGAAGTATTACTACTTCTCTGAGGATTCTGAATCAAGAGAACCTTGGTGAGTTTCGCACAACTGGACGATACGTACTGCATCATCTCTTAGTTGACCGATTGTCGAGAGTTCTTCTCCCTTGAATCCACCACGTTGTACGACAGTATCAATTACTGCAACCGTTGAACGTGCAACTCGGTTGGAAACCTCATAGATTTCTTCGTGATTATTTTCTGCTTTTGCCATCATTATTCTCCATAGTTAGATGATTTTTCAAGTGCAATATAGTATTCAATTGCAGACTGTTGTGACTTCCATCTCGAAATAAGTTTCGAGGAAATAGAAACTGCAAAGTCTTCATTGATTACTTTAATGTTGTTTACGTTAACAATAAAGTTAAAGTCCACTCCTTCGGGGTAAGACCCCTCTACATCAATAGAGAATGCGTTTGATGTCGCATCCTTAGAGTCAACAACCGCAAGATTGATAGACCCACCACTTGGTGAGATACTAATCTCCGTATGACCAAGAACAGCAGCAGCCTTCTTAACTCTATTCAATGTGTCATTATCTATAACAAAGTTAACTTCTGCTTCAGGCATGACAATGTCTTTACCTGGCGATGTCAACATTTCTGTATCAGAGAAGAAGTACTTTACGTTACTTCTACCTGTGTTGTCATAGACTTTGACGAAGTCTTTTTCAAACTTCAAGGTTGGTTTGTCCACAAGGGACAGAACATTCAGAAACTCGTTAAGGTCGTAGATACCAAAGTTCTGAGGAAATGTTTCATCCACAGTTGTAGTACTCAACACATTACGTGCGACTGAAATAGTCTTTAATGTATTCCCTTCCGAGAATACGAGGTTGGGGTTAATCGTTGCATAGTTCTTTAGAACGTTCAACGTGTTATCAGTTAGTTCCATAATATATCTCCTGTTAATATGAACACCTATAATACCAAACTTTACACATAAAGTCAAGTACTATTTTACTTTATTTTACTAAAGTTTCTTTCCTTAACGAATTCAATCTTTCGATTGAAGGATGCATCTTCGAGTTCTCCCTTATGGGATATCACAAAGACATTCGTATCTTCACCAAGTGTGTAGATAATCTTCATCAGATTGTCCACACCATCTGCATCCAACGAACTGTCGAATGTTTCGTCAAGGATTAAAAGATTAGTTGCGACACTATTCTTCATCTTGGCAATCTGTCTCCATGTAAATAATAGAGACAAATCGATACGTTGTTTCTCACCTTCACTAAATGAATCATAAGTGAATGCGTCACGATGTCTTGAACGAATGGTTTCACTGAACGATTCGTCTAGGTCAAAGTGTACAAAGAAATCTAGGATTTGTAGGTATTGATTGGTCAACTGATTGATAACAGGTAGATACTGTTTGATAATCTTTGACTTGATACCTTGGTCTTTTAAGAGTTCACTCGTTACCGTTTGGTATGCTTGACTCTCGGATAGTTTAAACTTAGTATCTTGCAACTCACTCTTATCTTCCCTTAGTTTGTCAAGGTCTGAGTTTGCATCCTGAAGGTCAGTTGCACCTATATCTAAATCGACAATCTCGTTTTGAATAGATGTAATGTTTTGATTCAGTCTGCGAATTGTTGCGGTCTGTTCTGCAATTGTAGTCTGTAACCCACGGACACTTTCCATGTCCTTGAATAATTCAGATAGAACTGTTTCGGTTTCTTTTAGTTTATTGTTAACATCTGCTAACGCATTCGAAACTGTTGTCTCCTTCGACTCTGCTGTTGCAATCTTCTTTTTGCGATGTTCCTCCGTGACTGGTTGGTCACAGGTAGGACATTGTTCGTTTTTTCCAAAGAAATCTGATTGTCTTTTGGCATCTCTTATTTTTCCTTTAAAGTCAATTGCGTATGTATTTAGTGTTTCTTTCTTTTCAGAAGTCTTTGTGATACGACTTTCTATCTTAGGTAGTCTTGCATCAATATCACTTTGGATTGTAAACATCTCATCATTGAGAGTTTTTATCTCACCTTGATACTTTACAATCTTATCTTCTTTCTGTTTTCTCTGTAGAGATGTTACAGATACCAACTCTGATATCAATCTCTTTTGTGCATTAATCTTAGTATTGCATACTTCAATCTCATGACCATTCTGTGTCAGGTTAACCTTAAGAGTTGCAATCTTTTCTTTGAGTAGGACATTCATCTTACTGAACATATTAATGTCTAGAAGGTCTTCGATGACATCACGTCTTGCACCCGAAGATAACTGCATGAAAGGAACAAACGATGATGAACCTAATACAACTATTTGATGGAATGACTTATGCGATAACATAAGAATGTTTTTCTCAAGGATAGACTGATAGTCTTTTGCATGAGAACTCTGATTGACCATATTACCATTGACCCAAACTTCGAACTTGTTGGGTTTAATTGCACGGACAATCTTATATCGATTAGAACCTATTCTGAATTCAACTTCTACTAATGTACCCTTTTGGTTGATACTATTGACCAACTGCATCTTAGATATCTTACGATGGGGTTTACCGAACAGTGCAAACGCAAGAGCGTCTAACAGAGTAGACTTACCTGCTCCATTATGTCCTACAATAAGTGTAGTGGGAGAAGATTCAAAATCTATTTCTGTAAACGTGTTTCCTGTAGATAGAAAGTTCTTGTATCTAAGTTTCTCAAAAGTAATCATATATCTTGTTTCATTATCTCAATAAAATCTTCTTCATAAAGACCACACCAATTACAGGGTTGACCCTTCGCAACGTGCATGTCCATTTTATCCATTATACAGTAATGTTCCCAAAATGTCAAGGATTCTTTTACTTTTTCTGCATCTTTTTTATTACCGAAGATGCTATCGTAGTTATCACGATACTTGTCAGTTCCATTAGTCTTGGTCTTGATAGTATCACCTGTTATGTCATTCTTTGTCGCCATTAAACAATCTCCATTGATTGTGCTTCAATCATTAAACTAGACATCTCTTGTTTGATTCGGTTCTTATCAAGGTCGGTCTGTACATTGTCAATATAATCATATACAAGTGTCTCTGTATCGTCAACATTTAATTTGTCAGATACCGCATCACCCATAAACTCTTTGAAGTCTTCTGCAATCTTTAGTTCATGAATTTTCTGTGCTTGTACCTTATCTACAAACTTCTCGAACTCAATAGGGTCACCTTTATTGACCACAATAACCTTTACAAACTTCTCATTAAGATATCTCATATCTTTAAACTTAGCGTTACCCATCTTATCCGCATCATAGTATATCTTCTCATAGATAGTAACAGGGTTACGAACCGCAGTCAACTCTCTTGTTTCAGTATCAAGTATGTGGAAGTGTTTGGGGTCATCACAATCATTCCAAAAGAACTCCATCTGAGAACCTAAGTAATGAATGTTACCGATAGTTGATTTTGCATGGAAGTGTCCTGTAAGAACCATCTCAAATCTTTCGAAATGTTTTGCACTCATACCATGCATACAAGGCATACCACGTGCCATATCAAAACCTTGTAGTTCCAAGTGAGCACCCACAAAGGATGCTTTTGTACTCTTAAGAAACTTAAGTGACTCTTCTTCGTTTTCCTGATTTATCCAAGGGACTAATGCGATATCCAACCCGTCATAGTTTACCACTGTTGGTTCCATAACAAGGTTCACTTCATTCATGTAGTGTCCTTGGAGTTCTTTCAATGCGTTCAATTCATTGGTGTTCTTATAGTACACGTCATGATTGCCAGGAATGATATCCATTGTGATACCATACTCACGCAACTTCTCTAGGAAGATTTTACGATTGTGTCCAAGTGCTTTGAAATTGACTGTCTTACGATTATCATAATAATCACCTAAGTGAAGTATCTGTTTGATATCGTTTTCAAGTAAGTAGGGAAAGAATACGTCTCTGTAGAACTTCTCTTGGTAGTCCATAAAGATGTCAGACGAGTTACGAATACCCGCATGGGTATCATTCAGTATTGCTATTTTCATTTATGTTCCGTCCATAATATAGTTCTATTGTGTGATATAATACCACACACAACAGTTTTTGTCAAGTGTTTTATTCTACAATAAAATTAGTAAGGTCTGAGTCTGCTTTAACAGTACGTCTTCGTCTAGTCTTCTTTTCTTTCTTATAGTACTCTTTGAAGTTAGTATCCGCTTCTCGAACTGTATCAATACGCAATCTAAGAGTATCAATAAATTGTTGTGCAACTAGGTTCGCACCCGCTTCACCACTTTCATCAAGGAAGTTCTCAATACCACTTTGTGCAAGATACTTCATTTTAATATTCTGTTGTTTCTTTTCTTTCTCAATTCTACGTAAGAATGCATACCAAGATATCTGAGTGAAATACGCAAATGCATTTGGTTTACCTGTACGGGTCGCAGATTCAATGTTGTAGTTCTCAATTGCCTTCAGACAATTCTCTACTGCATCCATTACCATCTCTTCACGATAGGTGTACCTAACAAAGTTTGCCTTATGAGATAGACCCTCACATATCTTTAAGAAACACTGAGCAATATAGTCTGTTACAACAGGAAGAGGTTTCTCTTGTTCCCGTGCTTCATTAACGGTTGAGACATACGCAACGACAGCTTCAGAGAACTCTCGGTTATTAACGTAATGTGGTTTATCTTTAGGTTTCATTTTCACTCCATTTATTAAAGACTATTATATACCATAAATCAGGGTTTGTCAAGTATTATTTATCCTTGACCTT